ACATTGTTTTGTCCGACACTAGCACTGGCGCTCGGTCATTTAACGGAGGCGCTCTCTCCTACAACAAACTTACCATTGGCGGCGCAACCGGAACATCGACCCTGACCATTGCTGGCAACAACCAATTCACCGAGCTTGCCAGCACTAAGACTGTCGCCCACACCATCGCCCTTGGCTCTACAACCCAAACCTTCGGCAAGTGGACCGTCACAGGTACTTCTGGCAACGTCGTCACCCTAACCGGTTCTGGAACCTCTCATATTCTTGCTGGTGCGTGTACCGATAGCATCGACTACTTGGCGATGGGTAGTATTGGCTTTGCCGCGACCTCCCCCGGTGAATTTTATGCTGGAGCCAACTCCACTGGAACCGCAGCCGCTCCGGTCTATCGTACAGCCAAGCCTGCTGACTCTACGCGCTACTGGGTCGGAGGAACAGGTAACTGGTCTGACACTGCTCGCTGGTCTACATCTTCTGGTGGAAGCTCGGGGGCGTCTGTCCCGCGCAGTCACGACGATGTGGTGTTTGATTCGGCCTCTAACGCAACCGCATACACGGCTACGGTTAACACAGTAACTGGCGGCATCCGGTGCAAAGCTCTGACCATTGCTGGCCCTGCTTCTGGAAATCTTACGTTAGCTGGAAGCACAGCGATTGACGGCATTCACGGGAATGTGACGCTTCCTGCGACGGGACTGACGAGGACTTATACGGGTGCGATCACTCTGACAGGATCAACATCAGGTAAGACGCTGACGACGAATGGGGTGACGCTGGCGTCTGCAATTACGGTTAACGGGGTTAATTGTGAATGGACGCTTGGAAGTGCGCTAAATATTGGAACATCAAGTCAGCTAGATGTAAGAAACGGGTCGTTTGATTGCAACAACTATAATTTAACCGCTGGTTCAATGGCGAGCGGTTACGGCCATTCACGAACAATAAATTTAGGATCTGGAACTATTACTATTCATGTGACAATAGCTTTTGGTACAACAGAAACAAATGCTGCAAATTTAACCTTTAACGCTGGTACATCACAACTAACTTTTCCAAGCTCAGTATCATTAGATGGAAACGGGAAAACATTTCACAATGTTTCTTGGACTCTTACAAGTTCAGCATCTACCGCTACCATTACTGGAGCCAACACATTTAACAACTTTACCTCTAGCGGCCTGTCTTCGGCTGGTTTCAAATTTATTAACTTATCCGCCAACCAAACCATCAACGGAACGCTAACGCTCTCCGCTGGCACTAACGCTACGATGCGGCACTTCGTCCGTTCCAACGCTATCGGCACTACCCGCACCCTGACCTGCGCTGCTTTTTCAGGAACAGATGCTGACTTCCGTGACATCACTATTGCAGGTGTTGCCGCACCTGCTACGGGTACGCGAATCGGAGACTGCAAGGGGAACAGCGGGATTACGTTTACAGCAGCAGCGAACAAGTATTGGAACCTTGCTGTGGGGGGCAACTGGTCTGATACAGGCTGGGCATTGTCATCCGGAGCATCTCCGGCTGTAAACAATTTTCCGCTTGCTCAGGATACCTGTGTCTTTGAAGCGACTGGGCTGAATTCTGGAGCATCAATCACCCTTGATGAAACATACAACATTGGCACCATTGATATGTCAGCGCGTACAACTAACACGATGACATTTTCGACTCCGGTCGGGACCTTTGCGGTTTATGGAAACTGGATTAACGGAACTGGGACGACGTTAAGCGGTACAAACACGATAATTTTTGCTGGACGAGGCACTCAAACAATTACGAGTGCTGGCCAAACTTTTACACACTTGATTAGGGTTGAGAACCCCGGCGGAACCGTCACCCTTCAAGACGCTCTTACCGCCAGTCAAAGCACTTCGGATTTATTAAACATTACATCTGGAACCTTTGACGCTTCAAGTTTTAATGTTACTTTATCTGGTGCTACGTCTGCTGTTAATTCTTCAAATTCAAATGTAAGAACTATTGCTATCGGTTCTGGAACATGGTCTATCGCTGGTTCAGGAAACGCGTGGAATACCGGAACCTCAACCAACCTCACAGTCACAGGCACAGGCACGATCAGCCTCACATCTGCATCTGCCAAGACTTTTGCTGGCGGCGGTATCGCCTACACTGACATCACCCTCAACCAAGGCGGTGCTGGAACTCTGACGATCACCGGCAATAACACCTTCAAGGACATCACTAATACTTATAAAGCAACCGGCGCGACCAATATCACTCTCAGTACAACCACCCAGCGGGTGTCTCAATGGACGGCGGCAGGCGAGGCAGGCCGGGTGCTGACGGTTCAGGGGACTTCAGCCAGCTCTCCGGCAACTTTGGTGCATACCGGAGCGGGTGATATATCGGTAGACTACCTCACCATCACGGGCGTGAGGGCATATCCGCTATGACTTGGTACGCTGGCGCTAATTCCACCAACAACGGCAGTCTTGGCTGGGTCTTTGCCGCGCCCGGTGGAACCAACGTCTCCGTTGATGTTACGGGCGTTACTGCAACCGGCCAAGTTGGCAGCGTTACGGTTGAAACCGGCAGCGCCAATGTCAATGTCACGGGCGTCTCGGCCACAGGGCTGGTGGGCGATGTTGCGGTCACCGGCAGCGCCAATGTCAATGTCACGGGGGTCGCGGCTACTGGCCAAGTTGGAACGGCGACCGTCACCGGAGATGCCAACACTAGCCTGACCGGCGTATCCGGATCTGGCCAAGTTGGCCAAGTGGATGTGGCCGGGGATGCGTCGGTTGATGTGACCGGAGTATCGGCTACCGGCGAGGTAGGGTCGGTTACGGTTGATCTGGTCACCTCAGTCTTCGTTACCGGGGTTCAGGCCACGGGGCAGGTGGGCTCCGTACAGATAGCTGGTGATGCCAACGTCTCTGTCACGGGCGTGAGCGCGACAGGAGCGGTCGGCTCGGTTACCATAGAGCTGATTACGCCGGTTGTTGTAACAGGCGTCTCGGCCACTGGGCAGGTTGGGTCTGTTACGGTCGGTGAAGGTGTTGGTGTATTCGTCACTGGCGTGTCTGCTACAGGTCAGGTGGGCTCTGTCGCAATAGCTGCCGGTGCAAGCGTCTCTGTCACAGGCGTAAGCGCGACAGGAGCGGTCGGCTCGGTTACCATAGAGCTGATCACACCCGTGCCTGTGACAGGTGTCTCGGCCACCGGCCAAGTCGGCTCAGTTGTCATCACCGGCAACTGTAGTGTGTTCCCGGTGGGCGTGGCGGGGATCGGGCAGGTCGGTGTTGCGTTGGTCTGGGGGCCGATCGACGACAACCAAGTCCCAAACTGGGCAACCGTGGACGACAGTCAGACGACGAACTGGGTGACTGTGGACGACAGCCAAACAACGAATTGGGTCGAGGTTGTGACCTAGCGTCACAATAAAGGACGGAATCATGGCGAGTACATTCTCTACGAATCTCAAGATTGAGCTGATGGCCACGGGGGAGAAGTCAAACACGTGGGGCACTGTCACCAACACCAATCTTGGCACGGCGCTTGAGCAGGCGATCGTGGGCAAGGGCAATCCGAACTTTGCCAGTGACGCGAACCTGACGATTTCGCTGACCGACAGCAACTCGGCCCAAGCAGCGCGAGCCTTGGTCCTTGATGTGACGTCCGGCGTCTCATTGTCCACGACCCGTGAGCTGGTGGTTCCGACGATTCAGAAGCAGTACATCGTCCAGAACAACACGACTGGCGGACAAAGCATCACGGTCAAGACCTCGGCCGGCACGGGCGTGACGGTGCCGAATGGCAAGAAGGCGCATCTGTATGTGGACGGCACGAACGTCGTGCAGATGGTGGATTACTTTGTCAGCCCGACGCTTGTTACTCCTGCGCTGGGGACTCCTGCTTCGGGGGTCTTGACCAACGCGACGGGGCTGCCGATCAGTACGGGCGTGAGTGGGCTGGGCACGAACGTCGCAACGGCGCTTGCGGTGAACGTGGGCACGGCCGGGGCGGTGGTTGTCAACGGGGGTGTGCTTGGAACGCCGAGCTCTGGCACGCTGACCAATGCGACGGGGTTGCCGATCAGTACGGGTGTAGCCGGGCTGGGCACGAACGTCGCAACGGCTCTGGCGGTCAACGTCGGCACGGCCGGGGCGGTTGTCGTCAATGGCGGTGTTTTGGGCACGCCGAGCTCTGGCACGCTGACCAATGCAACGGGCTTGCCGATCAGCACGGGTGTGAGCGGACTGGGCACGAACGTCGCCACTGCGCTTGCGGTGAACGTGGGATCGTCCGGGGCGGTGGTCGTCAACGGCGGCGTCTTGGGTACGCCAAGCTCCGGCACGCTGACCAATGCTACGGGCTTGCCGATCAGCACGGGCGTGTCGGGCTTAGGGTCAAACGTCGCCACAGCGCTTGCGGTGAACGTGGGATCGTCCGGGGCGTTTGTTGTGAACGGCGGGGCACTTGGCACGCCGAGTTCTGGCACGCTGACCAACGCGACTGGGTTGCCGTTGACGACTGGGGTGACTGGAACATTGCCGCTGGGTAATGGTGGCACGGGTCAGACTACTGCCCAAGCTGCGATGAACGCCTTCGCTGGGGCTACGACTTCGGGGCAGTATCTTCGAGGCAATGGCACAAACGTCGTGATGAGCGCCATCCAAGCTGGGGATGTGCCGACCCTGAATCAAAACACAACCGGTTCTGCCGGGTCGGTTGCCAATGCTGTGACGTTCAATACGTCGGGCGGTGCTGCGGCTGGCACGACTTTTAACGGGTCCGCTGCACGGACGATTGATTACAGCACGGTGGGTGCGCCGAGCACAACCGGGACGGGGGCAAGTGGGACTTGGGGTATTAGCATTTCTGGAAACGCGGCAAACGGCGGCGTTACAAGTGTCAACGGTCAGACCGGTGCTGTAACGCAAACATCCGTTGATTCTATTGGTAGCTATACTGTTTGTTTATATGTTCCTGGTACTCATCCTGGAACAAATACCAGACCTCTTGCGATTGGTGATACTGTTGCAGGATCGACTTTGCGTTACGGGTTTACCACAACGCTAGATAATGCATCTCCTTCTAATCTTTTTAATGATTTTGATGGGCAGTATTTTCGTTATAACAATACGACATATGACGGAGGTGGATCGTCTCTTTCTGGAACTTGGAGGTGTATGGGGCGACCAATATATCTTATGGCGTACGATGATCTCACTCCAATATATGGATGGAAATCTGGATTGTTTGTCCGTGTTTCTTGATCCACACAGCTTTACCCCGGGATAACGGAGGCCTAATATGCTCCCCATGCTCAGTGCTCTTTTGCCTTTTGCCGGCAAGGTCTTGAACAAGGTCATTCCGGATCCGGAGGCCAAGGCGCTGGCGGCCTTGACAGGAAACTGAAATGCCCCTGCTCCGACTCTTTCTCAAGCCCGGAATCGACAAACAGAACACCGAATACGGTGCTGAGGGCGGCTGGGTGGACGGCGACTACATCCGCTTTCGCTACGGGCTACCGGAAAAGACGGGCGGCTGGCAGTGGTTCAACGACGGGCCTGAGTACTTGGTGGGGATGGCCAGCGAGGTATTCACTTGGAATGCCTTGGACGGGACGCCTTATGCGGTGGTGGGCACCAACCGGAAGGTTTATGCGTTTGCCGGGGGCAACTGGGCGGACATCACCCCCATCCGCGCGACTGGAACGGTCACCTTTGACACCACGAACGGGTTAACCCGGGTCGTGGTCAACGACGTTGGGCATGACGCGTCAGTCGGTGACTTTGTAACATTCAGCAGTACGACCGGCGATCCGGGCGGCATACTCAACGCCTCTTTGAACAACGAGTTTCAGATCATCGAGGTGGTTGGGGCGGACGAGTACGCAATCACCTCGCCGACCGCTGCGACCAGCACGGCCACGGCGGCTGGATCGGCCGATGCGGCGTATCAGATCAGTGTGGGCGATGACCGCAGCTTCTTTGACTACGGCTGGGGCACGGGCACTTGGGGCAGTGGCACGTGGGGCACGCCCCGTACTTCCGGTGTACCGATTCTTCTCCTGTCTCGCGTCTGGCAGTTTGACACGTTTGGGGAGGTCCTAATCCTCCAGCTTGTCAACGGAGGCATCTACGAGTGGACGCCGGATATCACGTTGTCCCCGCGTGCGACGGCGATTTCAGGCGCGCCCACCCGGAGCCGATACGCGCTGGTTTCAACGCCTGATCGGCATCTGGTCTGTTTTGGCACAGAGAACACGATCGGCTCGCCCGGCACGCAGGATCCGATGTTTGTGCGCTTTTCGGCGCAGGAGGACATCAACACCTTCGCAGAGACGGCCACGAACACGGCCGGCGGACAGAGGCTCACGGACGGCAATGAGATCATCACGGCAGTGCGATCGCGAGGTCAGATCCTGATTTGGACGGATACCTCGCTCCATGGCCAGCAGTATCTGGGTCCGCCCTACACCTTCGGATTTCAGCAGCTTGGGGCGAATTGTGGCTGTATCGGGCCCCATGCGTCGGCTGACGTCAACGGCGTGGCGTATTGGATGAGCAAGGACGCGTTCTTTGTCTTCGACGGCACGGTCAAGAAGCTGGCGTGCACGGTGCAGGACTATGTGTTCAAGGACCTCAACGTCGTTCAAGCGCAGAAGGTGCATGTCGGCATCAACACGCAGTTCAACGAGGTGACGTGGTGGTACTGCTCGTTCACGAGCGACTACATCGACCGCTTCGTGACCTACAACTACTTGGAGAACGTCTGGTCCGTGGGCAGTATGCCGCGAACCGCGTGGCGGGATGTTGGGTCGTTTGAAAAGCCGATTGCCACCGAGTATGAGCCGGACAGTACCGAAGCGACGATCTCCACCATTTACGGTCTGACGGCTGGGCGGACAACGGTGTACAACCAAGAGGACGGGGTCAACGCGATCGATGAGCCATTGCCGGCTTACATCGTCTCGGGCTACTTTGACATCGGCGACGGCGACAACATGCTCCTGATGAGCCGGTTCATCCCGGACTTTAAAAATCAGGTCGGCAACCTGACGGTGCGGTTGCTTCTGCGGCCGTTTCCGCAGGCGTCGGCGAGTCCGAGTTCACTGGATCCGTATGTCATCACGCCGACGACGCAGAAGGTGGATACCCGGGCTAGGGGCCGACAGATCCAGCTTAGGATCGAGAGTGATGAGCTCGATAGCAACTGGCGGTTTGGGACGATGCGGGTCGATATCACGCCGGACGGCCTCAGATGAGCAAGATCAACAATGTTCGCCTGCCGAATGCGATCACGACGAACTACAGCCCGGAGCAGTTTAACCAGTTGGTTCGTTCGCTTGAGCAGATCGTCTTCCAGCTCAACAACACCTACACGCCGATTACCAGTGAGAACACGGCCGGTGCGGCGACTTGGATGTCCGCCGGGTCAGGCGCGGGCGGCGGGTTTGCGGGCGGGATCCGAGGCTTCCAGCACAGCAACGGCATCATCCTGCCGCATGCGATGCTGGTCTCAAATGTGGATCAGGACCTCACCAGCACGACGACTGAAGAGCTTCTGACCTACGACGTGGTGGCGCTCACCAACGGCATCCGGGTGGTGGACAACAGCAAGATCTATGTCCCGTGTTCCGGGCAATATCTGGTGACGTTCACGCTTCAGGTCTCCAACCGCAGCAACGCGGTGCAAGAGTTTGAGGTCTGGGCCAAGGACACAGGCGTCAACTATCCTAGCAGCCGGACGCGCTTTGACATTCCGGCGCGTAAAAGTGGCTCAATTTGGTCTCACATTGTCCCTGCCATTACCGGAATCTTCACGGTCAACGATCCGAGCACCCACTACCTTGAGATCGCTTGGTGGGCCAGCAGCACCGATGTGTTCCTTGAGCACTATGCGGCCGAATCGACGCCCACGCGGCCTGAGATCCCCTCTGTAATCCTCACCATTAACTTTGTCTCAGCGGGCTGACCATGGCCAACAAGTATCTGAGGAAGTACCTGACCCCGTCATCGGCGACCGAGACGACGCTTTACACGACGCCGGCGGCCAATAGCGCAGTCGTTTCGTCGTTGCGTGTGACGAATGACAATGCCAGCACCTCCAACATCAGTGTGACCTTGTATCCGGAGGGTGGGGCGACGCCCTACAAGATGTTGAAGACTTATGTCTTGCCGACCAGCCAGACGTTGGATGCGTTTTCAGGCGTGCCGTTGGTTATGCAGGCTGGAGATGTGCTTAAGGTGACAGCGTCAACCGCAGATGTGGACTTCTGGCTTTCGTATTTGGAAATGGATCGTACCTGATCGGTGGACAACGGGGCGTTTCCTAGCAGATAATCTGGCCTGAGAACGCGTCCTTTTCCGGCGCGCGGCCCTTTACAGGGCTATAGGCCACTAACGGAAAGGACTTCTATGGAAAACGAAGGAATCATGTCGCTCCCCATGGGGGAGGGCATGCCTGAGCAGCCTGCTCCGACGGCTGTATCAAGCGCGGACTCCTATGATGCGGCGAAGACCGCTCTGGGCATGACCAATCCTCAGGCGCTTGAGGAGATGAAGGCCTCCTTGCGCGAGAATCTGGCGGATGTGGACCTTACCCCGCGTGAGATTGACCAGCTTCTCTCTGTCTTTGAGCACCTGACGAACAACCCCCAAGACTACCAGCAGATCTTGCAGCAGTTGCTGGCGCGGGACATGATCGACCCGGGCGACATGCCGGAAGAGTACGATCCGGTGTTCGTGGGCGCGGCCCTTGCAGTCTTGAACGAGCTCAAGATGTCGCAGGCCCAAGGCGCGATGCAGCCGATGACCGAAGGTCCGATGGCGGCCCCGATGGCCATGGCCCAAGGCGGATTGGCCGACATGGCCGGCTATCTGGCCTCGCAGGGTCGGAACGGCGACACGATGCTGGCGCACATCACGCCGGACGAAGCGGCGATGCTCAAGGCTCAGGGTGGATCTGGAACGATCAACCCGAACACGGGTTTGCCGGAATATTTCAAGAAGTTCTTCAAGAAGCTGGGCAGCGCCGTCAAAAAGGTCTTGCAATCCCCGGTCGGCCGGATCATCGGCACGATTGCGTTGGCCACGGTCCTCGGGCCGGCCGGCATGGGCCTGATGACCAGCACGGCCGCTGCGGCGGGTGTTGCTGGGGCGACCACGGCCTTGGCGGCGGGTGGTGGCTTGAAAGAGGCCTTGATTTCCGGTGCGCTGGGCTATGTGGGCGGTGGCGGCACGATTGGTGGTGTCAGCCCGCTTCAGTCTGTTGGCAGTGTGTTGCCCGGCGCGGCCGGCAGCGCACTGAACACGGGCTTGACCACCGGCGCACTGGGCACGGGTGCGGGGCTACTCTTGGGGATGAAGCCCAAAGAGGCGCTCAAGATGGGTGCGACGGCGGGCCTTGTGTCGGGGGGCTTGCAGGCCTTGTCAGGGCCCACGGCCCAAGCGGCGCAGCAGGGCGGGGCACAGCCCTCTGCCGAGATAACCGGTCCGCCGGCCCCGGCAAGTTTGCAAGCCGGGGCTGCGCAGCAGCCGATGATGCAGAGTTTTGCCGGAGAGATGGGCACGGGAGCCTACTCGCCAACCGGTGAATTGATGGCTTCTCCCTCTGCGCCGAGTTTTGCCGGGGAGATGGGAACCACTGCTTCGACGCCGTACTCTGCCTCGGGGCAGTTACTGCCTCCGGGAGCCAATCCTGCGCAGCCCGGCATGTTGGACCGCCTGACCACTGGCGCAAAGGACCTCTACAACCAATACCTCTCCCCGAGCCGGCCCGGGCTGCCGGCGGATGCTGGTCTGATCCGTCAATACGCTCCGTTGGCAGCGGCTGGTACGGCGGTTGCCGCCGCCACTGGTGCGTTCAAAAAAGAGCCCTCGAACCCGAACCCGCTTTTTACACCAAAGACGGGTTTGGATTACATACGCGAGAACCCAGACATGTTCCGGGGCGGATTGGATAACCCGGCCACACCCGGGCCCTCGCCCGGGATTCGGCCTCCCTCTCCGTATATCCCGCCCTCTCCGTATATCCAGCCCCCTCCGGGAGGCATTCCAGTGATCAATCCGACGGGGGTTACTCAGACCGTTGGCGGCATCCCGCAGCCCTACAATGTAAGCGGCCTTTACGGCCTCGGCCTTCCGCTCGGGCCCATCCGGACGGCCGCGAGCGGCGGTGAGATGCGCACGACGGAGTTCCCGCGCAAAACAGGCGCGATCAACGGCCCGGGAACCGGGACTTCTGACTCCATTCCGGCCATGCTGTCGGACGGTGAGTTTGTGTTCACCGCCCGTGCGGTGCGTAATGCGGGCAACGGTAGCCGGCGAAAAGGCGCAGCTCGGATGTACAAGATGATGAAGATGCTCGAAGGCGGCCCGGTTAAGGGGAAATAAATGGCAGAAATCACCACCCAGCAGCAAATCGTCCGGGAAGCCCCGGAGGTTGAAGCCTATAAGATGAAGTTGTTGCAAGAGGCACAGAATCTTGCATTCAACGTCGATCGCACGCCGCTGTCCCAACAGATTCCCGCGTATGAAATCGCTGCGTTTGCCCCCGGGCAGCAGACTGCGATCCGAAGCGCCTACGACACCGGAATCGGCGCGTTCACCCCCGCCCTGACCGCTGCCCAGCAGTCGCTCGCAGGCGGTGTTAGAACGACCGGAGAAGCTGCGGACATCCTGCGAGGTGCCGATACGCGTGGGCAGTTTACCGACGCACAGCAGGCCATCCAGCGGGCAGGGGGCGCGGCGGCCGGGATCAGCTCGGGCCTTGGCGCGTTGACCACGGGCCAGCAGCTTGCGCTCCTGAACTCTCAGGCCAATCTGACTCCTGCCACGCAGGCCATCGAGCAGGGGATGGGAGGGCTCTCGCAAGCGCAGCAAATGGCTGCCTTGTCAGGCCAGCAGCCGGGCTTTGGCCAAGGCGTTCAGACCGCCATGTCCGCTGCAGAAGAAGCGCGCCTAGCTGCTGCACAGCCGGGCTTTGCCGCCGCGCAGCAGACGATTCAGCAGGGCTTGGGGCAGTTGGGTGGGGCGGCTCAGGGGTACAACTTGGCTGCGGCTCAAGGCTTCATGAACCCGTATCAGCAGCAGGTGATTGACGAGGCGATGCGCCAAATCAATCGCCAAGGCCAGATTGCACAACAAAACCTATCGGCTCAGGCGGTTCGGTCTGGGGCGTTTGGGGGCACGCGGGAGGGTGTGCAGCGTGCGGAGCTTGAGCGTGGCCTGATGGAGCAGAAGGCGGGGACGATCGCGAATCTGTTGAGCCAAGGCTACAACCAAGCGCAGGCCAATGCAATCGCCACGTTTGAGCAACAGCAGCAGCGGCAGATGGCTGGTGCGCAGGGCATTGGGCAGTTGGGCGCGCAGCAGGCCGCGATTGCCGCGCAGCAGGCGGGCTTGGGCCAGAACGCGGCGCAGCAGCTTGCACAGGCCGGGCAACTGCAAGCTCAGACCGCTGGTCAGCAGGGGCAGTTGCAGCAGGGCGCGGCGGGCTTGTACGGCAACTTGGCGGCGCAGCAGATTGGTGCGGGTCAAGGCTTGGGGCAGTTGGGCATCCAGCAAGCAGGCCTCGGACAGCAGGCCGCCGGGCAGATGATGCAGGCGGGGCAGGGGATTGCGAACATTTACGGCCAGCAGGCGGGTCAGTTCCAGAACATTGGACAGGGCATCGGCCAGTTGGCGGGTCAGCAGTTCAACATCGGTCAGCAGCAGGCGCTGGGCCTTGGTCAGTTGGGCGGGCAGATGGGTCAGTTGGGTGTTCAGCAGGGTGCGCTGGGCCAGACGGGTCAGGCGATGTATCAGGGCGATGTCAACTTCCTGTACAACGTCGGTCAGGCCGAGCAGGCACGTCAGCAGCAGTTGATGGATGCGCAGCGCGCGAATACCTTGCAGCGGGTTTACGCTCCGTACCAGCAGGCGGCGTTCCTGTCCGATATTTATCGTGGCGCGCCGTCCAGTCAGATGGCGACGACTGCCACGAGCCAGCCGTCTGCCAGCCCGTTCCAGCAGGCAGCGGGGATTGGCATCGGGGCGGTGGCCGCAGCTACTGGGGCGAAAAAAGCGAACCTATTCGGGAATTAAGGGGAGTTGAAAATGCGGAGTTTTTTACGTCGGAATCGACCGACTGCACGGCAGATGATGGCGGAGCAGTTTGCGCCTCGTCCTGCACCCGCGCCGACACAGCCGCTTGCCGGGCCGGCGCAGTCGGTTCCCTCACTGGCACAGCCGCTTGCCGGGCCGGCGCAGTCGTTTCCCTCACTGGCACAGCCATTTGCCGGGCTGGCGGAGCAGCGTCTGGCCGGCATGGCGCAGGCTCAGGCGATGCAAAATCCCTACACGACCCCTGAGTTCGCGCAACAAATGGCGGAGAAGCTTCGGGCCAGCATGGCGCAAGGGCCGGCGCAGCCGATCCCAGCCGAAGAGATGAGTCAGCTTAGAGCAGCACTCGGCCAGCCTCCGGCGCTGGGCCAAGGGCCGATGCAGATGTCGCCCGGAATGGGTCAGCCCATGAGCCTTCTTCCTGAGCAGCTTCAGCGCATTTCGCAGCTTTCGGCAGTGGGCGGTGGAATCGGAGCGCTTTATAGGTCGACGATGGGGCAGCCTCAGCCGCCCACGTATGGGCCGTCCCAGCAGTCCCCGTTCGAGCCGCTTCAACAGCCTCCGTTAGGACAAGGTCCGATGCCTGCCATGTTCGGACAGCCTCAACGTCCGCCGCTTGGGCAAGGTCCGATGCCTGCCATGTTCGGACAGCCTCAACGTCCGCCGCTTGGGCAAGGTCCGATGCCTGCCATGTTCG